TTACAGTAGCAGTAGGACTAAATTCATTAGCTCCTAGTGCAACTACATGCCTGTCATTTGGGGAAACAATCACAGAGTTTACACTAAGAGGAGATGTTGTTACAGTCGTTGCTCTCATAGGCGTAGTGGAAAGATCAGTCTCAAAATAAAATATATTACTTCCTCTACGATTTAATAAGACATCTTCTCCCCAGTTATCCATACTCCATTGCGCTATATCCAAAGCCAGATCAGTAGCATCCGCTGAAGCTTCAGTATCCCATTCTCTTCCTGATCCTCCTCCATCTGTCTGCTTATAAATCAGGGCTGTCATATTAAACCCTGATGTTACATCTCCACTGGAACTTGCATTCGCTGCTGCACTTACAATAACCTGTGTACCATTAACAGATACAATAGTAAATTCTGGACCTCCTGCTGCTGACTTAGTCAGATTTAGATTACCGCCTATGGTAGCAGCCACAGAATCTATGGAAGTATTTTGAAAGACTACAAAATCATTAGCCACACCACCATGAGCAGAAGCACAGGAAACAGTAACAAGCGCATTACCACTAGTAGCTGTAATCTTGCTAAGACCCACTGATACAGGGTCTGCTGCATTGTAGTTAGAAGCTCCATATCCTACTCCTTGTGTAGCTACACTTGTTCCTGTAGCAATATAGTAATTAAAAGTAGCTGAACCTGCCTGAGTAGAAGTAGCTGCTGCATTACTCGTAATAGATATAGTAAAAACATTTATATCTACAATAGAAGTAATCTGATATATATTTCCTGTTAGACTAACATCGCTTCCAAAAGTAGCTGCTGAAGTAAATAAAACCCAATCATTCTTTTGTCTTCCATGTGATCCATCAGAACAGCATACTCTGGTTGTTCCTGCACTTGTACCGAAACAGTTAGTCAGGGTTACAATCGTAGTAATAGGAGTAATATCAGTAATAGAATCTCCATTATTTTCATATACCTTATCAGGCGTACCAAAGATAGACCTCTTCTTATTGCTATTATCTTTCCATGCAATCAGATCTCTAGCTGATCCATCAAAAGAAGCAGAAACTTTTGTTTCGTATCCTCTGATATTCTCTGGTCTGCCAGCACGAAACCTTACACGATTACCATCAAACCAGTTTCCTTCTTCAGCATACTGAGTAGTTTCTCTATTAAACCCTTGATTGAAATCAAATTTTGCAAGTTTAGCGGTCATATATTATCTCTTAAAGTCTAGTAACATTACTGCATCAATTGTAGTTGCACTTCTAGCATTATAAATTAAAAGATCTACAGCAGAAGCAGCAGTTGTAGCAACAGGAACAGAACCTTCAGAAAATCTCCAAGCGGCATTATAACTTAAAGTCCTATCTCCAGTACCATCCTGTACTACATATATACTTCCTGTTTGTCCTGCCGTAGCATTAGAAGGAGCAGCCAATGTTCTGTTGCCAGCCAGAGTTACCATAAATGTATTAGCATCATTAAAATCTGTAGTAATTGAAGCCGCATCTGTAAGAGTTGTTATATGAGATTTAACAGCACCTGCTAAAGATACTAATCCTTCCATTCTAACTGCACTGGTAAAGATAACTGAAGCTGTAAATGTTTTCTCTGCTACAATAGAACTGGATACGGAAGCTCGTACATATCTTATATCAGATAGAGATGTATCAGGAATATTTGTAGCACAAACTCCTACATCTTTTGTAGCTACTGTACCTAAACCGGGGATACCAGAAGCATTAAGAGGAAATACAGATGTTCCATTAGTAAGAAAATAACCTGTTCCTCCTGTAGGTACAGTTACACCAGCATTACCAGCTACTCGTAATATTACTGCATCACTGGCAGTTGTATTAGCTGAAACTACATTCCTAATGGCATAAGTTTTTGGTGAATTAGGGATAAGAACAAAGATCGAAGTAGCAACTCCACCTACTGATCCTTTAAATTCCAGTATAGCAGAACGAGACTGATCTGAATTTCCCAGATTTTCAGTAAGCGTGACGGTAGCAGCAGATCCTATAGAAACTGTTGTATAGGACGCTACAGCCTGATCAACAAGACTAATAACATTATTAAGTACTTCGCCCCATGTATTTGGATTATCTCCATCCCCTTGTTTAGTCAGGCGAAGATTTGTTGTATATGTACTAGCCATTTATCTTACTCCCATATCCTTGCACTTGTATCCTTTTTAACAGCCTTCTTAGAATTTAATATTCCCGGCATTCCTGAAAAATAAATACAGGATACGCCTGATATATTAGTTAACATAGATGTCCAAATCCCATCTTCTTTCAAGTATACTTTAAATATATTACCCTGATCTACAACTCCTGTAAATACTATTTGTTCATTTTTAAATACTTTCAACATTTCTACTGATGGAGCGCAATGCCCTTGCAGAGATGTCATTATAGTTCCTAAAATTAACTCAGATTTTTGTGCTTGAGCATATGCAGCTCCAGAAAGAAAAAAAAGTAAGATATTTATAATTAATATTTTTTTAAACATTATTCCTCCAGTTCAGGCCAATCATAAAGTATTCCAGACTTATTACCATCTTCATCTATAACAAGCCAAAGTTTAGCTATATCTTCAACACTAGAACAAGCAGCTAAAGCATCTTCCATTTCTGTAGCTTTGGCACGTATAGCATTGCGCCATGTTTCAATATTAGCAGGAACATCTGTTCCAGTATCGTAATGTCGTATGTATGCCCAATCACTTCCGCATAATTCAGAAAATTGTAGAGACTGAATCCCTTTTTTTAGGTCTGTTTTAACAATAGCTAAATCTTTAGCAGTAGAAGTTATTTTTCCATCACCGTCCCTAGACCAATCATATAATCTAGAATCAGGAGGAGTATCAGGAATTATTTCTACTACTCCTCTTTCTTTTTTTTCAGTACTAGACCAAATATTCCAATTTCTTGGATGTCTGACTCCTTCATCATCTTTCCATCCTTTACCCGGAAATATTTCTTTATCTTTATACTTAAACATTACCATTTATATTCTCCTATTTCCTTAGGCTGGGCCATACGAGGCGAGGCAGAAACGAGATTGATGAGTACCTCCCCCACTTTTCTGGGCGCTGATAGTTAAACCACTCTGTGCTGCTGTAAAATTATCATGCGCCCCTGATACCGAAGCGTACTCCTGATAGACATCAAAATCCTCAGTTAGATTTGTCCACGTATGTGTGTGCTGGTGAGATGGGCTGCCGTAGTGTCTAACCATTCCAATGATAGTCCCGCCAGCGGGACAGTCGATATTAGCGGTTGCAGGGTTTGCATCATTCGTCCCAACTGCCGTATCAGAAACTGTCGAATTGGCTCCGTACAGTGCCCACACACCTATGAAACTATTTGTAGATGTACTTGACCAATCGACAAAAATATCCCCTGACGTACCTGAAGCAACAGAGGCTTGCAGCAAGAAAAGTGTGTGATTTCCAGCACCAGAGGTCGCAATTTGGGACAGGGTTTGTCCTGCCACAGTTCCACTGACAAAAGAATTTGAGTAGTCGTGTGTCTGAACACCTACAACAATAATCCTGTCCGCTGCTGCCGTACCAAGTGCTTGTGACGAAAAAGTATAAGATCCAAGATCTGTGGCAGTTGCATCATTTGCCGTGAAAGCTGATGTTACAACTGCTGGAGCCTTACCAGCCGCCATTAATAAATTATTTTGAAACATTTTTAGCCATACTCCTGTGTTAAGATTGCTTGTATACTTTCACCAGTATTATCACTTGATACCGAAAGAACAATATAATCAAGCCTATCTACTGCTCCATTAGATGTAGAAAAAGTTGGATCTTCAGCAGCAGGAAATTTCCAACAAGCATTATAAGATATTGTTCCACTTCCTCCTGATTGTGCAAAAAAGATACTTCCTGTTTGTCCTACTCTAGCACCTGTAGGTCTAGCCAATGTATGGGCAGCAGTAACAGTAGTCCGAAAATTCTGTGCAGATCCAAATCCAAAAGATACCGATGTAATTCCATTAATTGCTGTAGCATGGACAGAAGCAGCAGCAGAACCAGCTAAAGCAATTTGTCCTAAAAATCCAGCAGTTCCACTAACAGTAGCTGTTCCTTTCATAACTACATTACCTTCCAGAGAAGTAATACCACTTACTCTTACTGTAGTAAGAAAACCAGCAGCACCTGAAACCGTAGCAGTACTAAGTAAATTAACCGCACCTCCTACACTTAAAGCTCCAGCAATACTAACGGCTCCTCCTATAGTTACTGTATCAGCAAAATTAGCTACACCTCCTACACTAAGAGTAGAAGCCAAACTAACTGCACCACCTACTGTAACTGTTCCTAATAAATTAGTATTACCACTTACAGATACATCATCTTTAAATGTTCCTGCTCCTACTACAGTAACAGTAGAAGCAAAATTAGCTGCTCCTCCAACACTTAAAGCTCCTGCAATACTAACGGCTCCTCCTATGGTTACTGTATCAGCAAAATTAGTTACACCTCCTACACTTAGAGTAGATGCAAGACTTACAGCACCTCCCACAGTAACTGTTCCTAATAAATTAGTATTACCACTTACTGAAACATCATCTTTAAATGTACCAATACCAACAACTGTTACAGTACTTGCAAAATTAGCTGCTCCTCCTACACTTAGAGTAGATGCAAGACTAACTGCTCCTCCAACAGTTACAGTCCCTCCAAGTCTGGTATTTCCGCTTACAGATATATCTGTTTTAAATGTAGCATTACCTGAAACAGTTACAGTACTATTAAATAAAGCAGCACCAACAGCAGTAACTGTACCTCCTACAAAGAGATTTCCACCTACAGTTGCATTACCAACAGAGATATTCCCGGTAATATCTACAGGAACATTTGTTAAATTAGCTCCATCTCCATAGAAAGCAGAAGCACATACCTTACTGCTTACATGAACATCTCCTTTAACCGTTACATTAGCTCCCAGACTTACATTCCCTACAACACCGAAAGTACCACCTACACCTAAATTGGCTGTCATAGTAGTATTACCAACTATTGTAACAGTTCCACCAACATATAGATTTGTTCCAATTGACACATCTCCACTTACTGAGACATCTCCATCAAAATTGGCATTGCCTGTTATTTGTGCTGTCCCTCCAATAGAGGTATTACCAGCTACGTCTAGAGTAGAAGCAAGAGAAGTAGCTCCACTTACTCTGACTGTTCCTAAAAATCCTGTAGCACCAGATACTGTAACTGTACTTAGTAGATTTACAGCACCTCCTATACTTACAGCACCTCCTATTGAAGCAGCCCCAGCAATTGTAGCTGTTCCTGTAATATTTACATTACCACTTACTGAAACATTATCCTGAAATGTAGCTGCTCCTATAACATTGAAAGGACCAGATACAGAAACACTTCCTCCTGCATGTATAAAACCAGATACAGAAATATTTGTAGTAACACCTAATTCTGCTTCTACATTAGTAAGATTAGAACCATCTCCATAAAAGTAAGCAGCCGTTACATTTCCAACAACATTAGTATTACCACTGATAGACACATCTGTTAGAAAGCTTGCAACTCCTGTTACCTTGAGAGTACTTCCTACAGAAGCTGCTGAAGCTACATCCAGATTTCCACTTATAGAGACAGCATCATTAAATTCTGTCTTGGAATTGAAAGTTCCTGTTCCTGTAGCTACAAATGTACCTCCTACTGAAACATTCTCATTTACATTTAGTTCTCCACTAACAGATACATCTGCATCAAAAACTGCATTTCCGGTTCCTGTGAATGTCCCTCCAATGGAAGTATTACCAGCCACAGCTAATGTAGAGGCAAGAGAAGTAGCTCCTGCCACAGTCAATGTACTTCCCAGATTAACAGCACCACTTACTGTAACACTGGATTTAAATACAGCAGTCCCTACTACAGATAAAGTTCCACCAACTATAACATTACTAACTGATATATTACCAGCTATTGTAGCTGTAATACCAGTTAAATTAGAACCATCTCCGTAAAAGGCACTCGCACAAACCTTATCCGTAACACTGACATTACCAGAAACTCCAAAATTTCCTGCTACCTTTACACCTCCAGTGCCTATTTGAAGAGCAGAATTAGTTCCATCTCCGGTCTGAACATTCGTAATAGAAGATGTTATTCCACTATTGGTAGTACTTGCATTAATTTGCAGTAACTGTTTATAAGTACCTGATATTAATTTGCCTGTTAAGTCTGTCATATTCCATCCCAACTTTTATTAGCATCATCATACTTGGTTGTATGTGTTGTTTCTGCTAAGGTTGTAGGATTAACAGTTATCCATGTAGCTGTTTCATCCCATGTTATACCTCTTCCTCCTGTATCAGGTCTTGGATTTCTAATAGCAGGATTATCCCTTACTCTTGGTACTTTATTCTGAGGATTATTCTTTAAATCATATTGTCCTTCAAAGTCTTGAGGGCATACCAGCATTCCATAACTATTCAATCTCATGACTCTATGCGGATAAACAAATCCACATGTATCACACATTGCTAATGCTCTTCGTTGTGTTGCCATATCTAATTATAAAATGTTAGTCTGGGCAGAAGATAAATACTAGCTCTTTCTCTGTCTTCTTCCATTGCCCTTCCTAATATCTCCTCATAGTTTGCCTTTAACATTGCAATTTTAGTATCTGGTACAAGTGGTCTTTTCATAGATAAGTAGTAAGACAGACCACAAGTAAGTGCAGGTAGAAATCTTTTAGGAGTATCTGCATTCTGTATAGCAGACTTATCCACATCCTCAACTTCACTTACAATTTCCATCCTGAGAATATCAGTAGAATTTTCTGGTATAGGCCATATAGACATAACAGGATTATCTCTCCCTCTCCTGATACTATACTGGGAAGCTCTTCCTGTCTGAGTTTTTGCTGGAATAAGTAGATATTCTTCAGGAGTAATTCTGGTAATTTTAATATCCGTATTATCTCTGCGAGTTGTAGCTTCCATAACATTAATTGTAGAGCTACTTAAAGAATAGTCGGCTACAGAAGCAGCTACTGTAACAGCCGTTGTACTTGTAGTCCAGAGAAGGATACCTCTATTCTGCCAATCCCTTAACATCAGGTTAATAGAACGTCTAGCAGATTCTGGGGTATGTCCAAGTGTATCCTCACCACCAATCATTTCGGTAGCTTCTTGAATAACCTGATCTATATCCAGATTAAAATTATATGTGCCTGATACAGCCATTATGTTCCTATCTTTTTAATTCTTATATCAGCCCCTTTTATATAAGAAGAAAACATATTCGGTAAAATAAAAGGAAATACTCCATGTATAATTAATCCAATCATGACCAGTGTTCCTCTTAT